AAGAAACCCTGTGTAATCAAGAGAAAGATGGAACTCACACTTGAGATAATCTTTGTTATTGTTGCGGTCTTGGCCGCGAGAGAGCTGTCCCCTCTTATCTTCACTGCTATGCGACACCTCCCGAGGTTGACGCTTGCTTTTGGAGGGTATATTGCGACGGCCCTCGCATCTATCTGGTTACTATTTTGCTGGTTGGTACGGGTTGTAACCAGTATCATCCTGACCCCAGTAAAGTTTCTTTACAGGAGAGCTATTGATGATCCAGATCTACAAGAAGCCCCCACATCCTCCTCGGAGTATTGCGAGGGTGAACTTGTATTTGAAAATGGAAAATTTTATATGGCTGTCCTCCGACCAAGTGGAGTGTTGAAAGTGGCATTGTCATCACAAGCTTGCTTAGCGCAAATGAACCCGCGTTTAGCAAGTGTTAATGAAAGTTCAATGCCAGGTTCTAAGCCGATAAATATCCCATTCTTACCTAAGGGCATGGTAGTCCTAAGAGCAGGAGAGGATATTATCGGACATGGAGTCCGCACAATCATGGGAGGAAAAGAAGGCTTACTAACTGCCGCCCATGTTTTGACTGATCTCAGGAAATGTGCCGACAGGACTATTGGCACCGAGAAACAAACCTACCCTTTTGGTGACTGGTCTTTACATTTTTATAGTACCGGAGCCGATATTGTGTTTGTTCGCGTGCCTGAACATGTTTGGTCCAGGCTGGGAGTGTCAAAGGCTACTACCAGTAGATTGGCTAATACAAATACTGCCATCACTATCGCCCGCCAGAGTGTGGACGGATGCTACATGACTAAGGGCATGGTTGTTAAGCGCGGTTTGTTCTTTGAACATACTGCCTCTACCACCTATGGATCATCTGGCTGTCCTATATACAACTCGGCTGGGCGTGTGGTAGGCGTACATGTTAGAGGCCAATTTACGGAGAATGTAGGAGTGGCCCTAGATCCGTTCTTGAGGGGGCGTGAATCTGATGTGCGGGAAACCGCTCTTCAGGAACATGAATACCTCGAGGATGGAGATAGATATGAGGTAGTAGTGGGAACCACAAAGAGGGCTTTCACCACGAAATCCAATGTGTACTCCTGGGAAGATTGGGAGGTCCAGAAGAAATCGAAGGGAGAGGTACTCTGGAGTGAGATGGATGAAAATGAGGAGGATTGGGGAGGTGTTAACGAATCAGGACTACAGGATTTTCATGTAGCCCGGGTCCGGGGCACTCAACCGACCTCGGAGCATATGAATGGATCCCCGTCCACGATCAGATCGAGCGAGGGGAAACAGCCGTCGGCCTCTACTCTTCAGGTCAGACCAGCGTTACCCTCGGGGGAGGCGGGAGTCGTCCAGATAGGATTAATGAAGTGCTCTACGATAAGGTCCCTATCCTCAGAGAATGGGGGTGGCCACCTAGTCGATGTGAGCATATCAAATCCAGTCTCGAATACCACGCTTCCCTCTATCGGAGGGGAGAAGAGCCCAGTGAACAGCTCTTTAATTGGGTCACAGAAGCAGTCGCGAAATGTTATCCGTCGCGCGAAACAAATGCCCAAGCATATAAGGGTATTCTTGAACTCCTTACCTACAGGTGGGAAGGTCAAGACTCTACGCCGCTATTTAACTGTAGCGGAGGAAAAGGTTTTGCGTACGATGCCAAAATCGCCGGCTGTGACAGAAGCTTTAAGCTTTTGTCGCCCTACTTGAGAACCAGGATCGGTTATGTCATGGATCGAATCCAAAGGAGTTCCTCACCAGGATTTCCATGGATTTGTTTGGGCCATTCCAACGGGAAACTGTTAGATGAGCCTATGTACCGTGATATGATAGAGAATGAGGTCTTGAGTCGGATAGCCCTGATGATCCAACAAGGGAGTGGAGTTTTCTTGATGACGAGTGAACAACTTGTCAGAGAGGGAATATGCGATCCCATAAAGACATTCATTAAAATGGAGCCCCATAAGATTTCCAAGCTTAGGGACGGAAAGTACAGAATCATCTCTGGTGTGTCTGTAGTAGATCAGATTATTGATCGGTTGCTTTTCGGACCTCAAAATGAGCTAGAGATTTCTCAATGGGACAAGACGCCGTCTAAGCCTGGTATAGGCCTTGATGACGAAGGATTACGAACGATGGCGGAATGGTTTAACAACTGTTTAGCCTCTGGACGTAAGCTCCTAGCTAGTGATATTTCTGGGTGGGATTGGTCTGTACAAGAGTGGGAACTATATTGTGACCTGCGGTGCCGGGAGAAATTGTCTAACGCCGAAGGTAGCATATGGTCCCACCTTGCCAGATGCAGAGTCTTTTGTATATCACGAAAGACTTTTGTATTACCGGACTCTTCACTCATCTCCCAGCGAAACCCTGGAATACAGGCATCCGGATGGTATAACACATCGTCTACAAACAGTAGGATGCGAGTAGCAGCCCGCGCGGCTGCTTACGCAATCTACTGTCAAAGACATGGAGTTCAGCCAGATATGGATGAAGTATCTGTGTGTGTCGCTATGGGAGACGACTGTGTAGAAGGCGCTTTGGATGGCGAAGTCTACCAGATCCTATGCGAACTTGGACATACTGTTAAAGATATAGCAGAATTTGATACCTTAAATGGAGTCGAATTTTGTTCTCATAGATGGTATGCTGATGGGCTTGCTCGACCTGTCAACTGGGTTAAAACCCTATTTAGGTTCGCACAACATCCAACCGACCCCGTCCAGCTGCACGACTGGATCATCCAACTCCAAGGAGACTTTAGACATCTTAGGGGTGAGGGAGAAGAGCAAATTCGTGAAGTCATTGCAGACAAGTTGGGGTCTGCAAATAATGGCAACTGAGGCCCAACGCAGAAGAAGACGTAGACAGAGACAACGGAAGAGCGGACAAACAATCGGAACCGTGGGACCTTTCGGTTTTGGACCGACGCGTGGTAGAAATTTCGTAAGGAACGTCGCTAACGTAAGGTACAATCCTGGAACCTGGGTTTCAGGCCGGTACGAATTTCAAATCTCCAGTTTGACTGGGACTAAAGCCACCAACGTGTGGGGTGTTTTACTCAACTCAGTTGCAGGCTTAACCACAGTACTTACAGGAGTCGGAGAGTACCGGTTGATTTCTTTGACTGCTCGCTTTGGACCGATTGCCTCTATATCTGCCGATCGGATTGCTCTCAACCCCTACTTTGACCCTTCAAACAGGTTTACAACCGTCTCTGAATTCGCTGCCAACGGGCGCAGGATAAGGAAAGGAGATACCAACTTTACCGAGGTTTGGAATACGGCGACGGAGCCGCAGACTGGTGCTGCTAGCTCTACTGACGTTCCCATACTTCCTGGAGGAGTAGATATCTACTACCATAACACTGCTGCACCTGGCACTCCTAGTCCAGACTTTGGTATAATTACCTGTTTCCTGGCGTTTTCATATAGAGGGAGAAGTGCTACTCCAGGCACGATAGCAGGCTCTTGAACTGGCTACGTTTAAGCAGAAAATCGCGGCAGCAAAAGCAAGGGGCTGCAGTAATGCAGAGATAGCTGCCGCGCTTGCCCAGAATTTGGAATTGGACACTTTGATGCCTAATGACCCGCGTTTAGCGGGACAGGTGGCACCTACACCTCCAGTTTCAGTAGTAGTACCTGGGAATACTACTTACCCTGATAATTCCCAGAAACCACCCGGCGTTTCTAATCAATGGAACATTGGTTTGATCAGCCCCGAAAATATAGTTTATATCCGACAAAATTTCGTTGAATTCAATATAATTCACGTGATTAGGCCTGATACGGCGCCTCTCATGTATAATACTTTACTATTTCAAATATCCAACTATCGAGGTATCGTACCTATGTCTTTAAAGACGTATGTGCTCGAAGTACCCGCTAAAGGGGATATTTACTCAGTTCGGTATAACAGATTGATACCGTTTAAGACTCCTCATTACGAGACAGTATGGATTGCCCGTTATATGGACGGTAATTTACAGTACTTTCTGTGGGCTGTTATCTAAAAATGACAGGTGGTACAGTTTTCACCAGGTTGAACTAAAATCAACCGGCAAGTTGCAG